ATGTTAAAATTCGTGACGATGCACTACAAGCGGCTGTTAAATTGTCAGTTAAATATCAAACAGACAAAAAACTACCTGATAAGGCAATTGATTTAATTGATGTTGCTTGCTCACGCTTTAATTTAAAGATTGCAGATGAGCGTACTATCGGCGAACGTGAAATTCAGTTTGAACTTGCCAAAATGATTCAGATGCCAGAAGAAAAGATTATGGAAACCGAATCAAGTAACTTGGCTAGTTTGCAAGATAATTTGCAATCAGAAGTGTACGGACAAGACCTAGCACTTACTGAAGTAGTAGATAAGATCATTGTTGCACAGGCCGGTTTGAAATCAGAAAACAAACCAATTGGATCATTTGTGTTTATGGGTCCGACAGGGTGTGGTAAGACTGAAACAGCCAAAGCACTTGCTAAACATCTAGGTGTTAAGTTGCTACGTTTTGATATGAGTGAGTATCAAGAGAAGCATAGTATCAGTAAGTTAATTGGTAGCCCTCCAGGTTATGTTGGCTTTGAAGAAAATGCTGGCTTACTAATCACACAGATTCAAGAGAACCCGAATGCTGTTCTACTGTTTGACGAAGTTGAAAAGTCGCATCCAGATGTTAGCACGGTATTACTACAAATGATGGACAATGGTTTTATTACCGGTTCAAATGGAAAACAAGCAGACTGCCGTAACTTAATCCTTATTCTTACTACGAACGCTGGTGCAAACGAAGCTGAAAAGAATGCTATTGGATTTGGTGCTCAAGAAAAAGAATACAGCGACAAAGACTTGAAAAAGTTCTTTACACCAGAGTTCCGTAACCGATTGGATGGTATCATTACCTTTAACAAATTGGCTAAAGAAACAATGACTAAGATTGTTCTTAAGTTTATTGATGAACTTAAGGCACAGGTTAAAGACAAAGGTGTTAAAATCAAAATTAACAAGGAAGCTACAGATTGGTTGATTACTAAAGGCTTCGATCCTAAGATGGGCGCCCGTCCTTTACAGCGTGTTATTGACAAGGAAATCAAACGCAATCTTGCTAAGATGATGTTGTTTGGCACATTGAAGAATGGCGGTAGTGCTAATATTACAATAGACGGCGATCAATTGTTAATTGTTGCTGTTCCAAAAGAAGTTAAAGTTCCCTTGCTAACTGTTGATCAAGTTACACCATTAGTGGATATGCCAACAGATGCTGTATAAGACTACTACTCGACTGTTCAAAGGCGTATACCAATACAAAATTGTATTGGTGTGTGCTGGTGCGCAGTTGTTTCGTAGTGCCGATATGGACAATGCGCTGGCCCAGCTACAACAAATAGATTTATCTAGAAATCAAACACGGTCGGGTTGGCGCACTAGTTATATCAAAGGTAAAGATGATTTAGACTATGCTTTTGCTTTGCAAAGTATACTATGCAACTTAAAAGATATTGATGTTAGGGTAGAATCTCCGTGGGTCACTGTTTATTCTAATAGTAAAGCTGATATAGATTCTTTAGCAAATATAAATCACGATAATGTAAAATACATATCTGTGCCACCAAATTCTACTGCGTTAAGCACAGATACTATTGTTATGCCCAAGACAGACTACGACTATAGGGTTACATTGGGTAAAACTGTACAGCCTAACGTTGCGTTTATTGATTGGGCCGAAAGTAATAAGAATTGTAAACTAACTAAGAGTTGTATTAGAGACTTACAAAAACCTCGTAGTTGGGGCGGTACACACTTCTACATCACAGGAAAAAACAACCTGCTGATGGCTAAAATGCACCTTGCAGGTGCTATTTCTAAAGTCGAACGCATTATCAAAGCATAGTTGGTTGATTACAAAAGCGATAAATACTCTAACTGCAGAGTATTCTGCTGACAATACACAACGGGCTTGAAAATGCGAATAAATGAATTATTAGAAGGGTTTAATTTCGATGAAAAGAAATTTGTTGACCGTAAGGGCGACAATAACGAAATTAACTTTGATTTAGCCGAAGACTTAATACACTTTATGCACAATGACGATGACGTATATCGCCGTCATTTATATCCTAGTCTAGCAAAATGTTTGGACAATGCTAAGGCAAAACGCCCAACTAAAATGGGTGTTTTTAAACCTGCTGTAGAAAGCAGTTATAAAATTTATAGTAAAAAGTTTCCAATTAAAGCATTACCATCATCATTAGATGAAGAGCTACTTAAAGAAATATGTGAAAAGTTGCACGAAGAATTTAAAGACCACGTATCTAACGGCAAATATAAGGATTAACAATGTTACTAAGAGAGTTATTTGTTAATCTACCTAACAAAAAAATCATCAACGAAGGTGGAAATATTTGGTCAGAGTCCGAGCACTTTGATCAAGCTATCGCACAAGACCTAGCACAAGAAACAAACAAATACCTATCTGACTTAGGAACAAAGGCACACCTTATTGGTAGTGCGGCAACTCCTACTCCTGGAAAGATGAGTGGCGATTTAGATGTAATGATTGACCTAGATCGTATTATGGATCTATTTAAAATTAAAGATCCTAAGACAGCACGTCAAGAATTAGAAAAACAATTACAGGCTAAAGGTTTAAAAACTCGCCGTACTGGTGTTACAGTTCATATTTTATTACCTTTCAATAATCAATTCTTCCAGGTTGATATTAAAGCAGTTAAGAACGCTGAAAGAGTTTCTCAGTTTCATACACACCATATTCCTGCGGGAAGTCCATACAAAGGTGTACACAAACAGATGATGATGAATGCACTAGCAAGTAGTCAAAATATGTTATGGTCACCGGACGAAGGATTGTACTCACGCGATGCAGAAGGTAAGAAAGCACATTTTATTAGCGATGACTTAGATGTAATTGCTCAACATTTATTAGGCAAACACGCTAAAGGCACTGACTTAGGTAGTGTTGAAAGTATTTTGGCCGCTATCCCAGATCAAGCTCGTCGTGATGAAATATTCCAAAAAGCTAGTAGTGGAGCAAGTTGGCAAGCTGTTAGTCCAACCGCAATTAATGAAGCGGCGGCTAAACCTACTGTAGGTCGTAAGTATCAACATATTGAAGACTTAGTGTTTACAAATGGTAGTACTGGCGGGTTACACGCTATTGAACGTCTACGTCATATGACTAGCAAAGGCGGATCTATTGAATTAAAATGGGATGGTAGTCCTGTTATATACTGGGGCAGAGATGAAGACGGCAAGTTCCGTATGATTCCAAAGAATGCCTGGGAATACCTAAAGCGTGGTACAACACATACTAAGAGTGGTGTTGGTACTACAATGAATGATCCAGATGACGTTGCTATGTTTATTTTAGGAACTGGAAATACTAAACCTGGTCAAGAAGATCAACGTCGTGCATTTGCACAAGGTCTTGCAGACTTATGGCCGTTGTTTGAAAAGATTAGTCCTAAGACAGGATTTATTGAAGGCGGAGTTTTATTCAGCCCATTACAACCAGCACAATTAAATCCTAGTACACACGAATACGATTTTACTCCTAATATAACTAGCTTCCACATTCCAGCAAGTAGCGAATTAGGTAAAAAGATTGCTAACGCAAAGATGATGGTTGCCGCAACTGGCTACTATACACATATTGGTGCTGAAGAAACTCGTTATCCAAATGCTGAAAAATTATCAAACGGTGATGTGCTAGTGCAAGGCACAACTTATGTCGAACACGCACCGCAAGTAGATGAGTCAGGATTAGATCACGCTGAAGATTTTATTAAACAAAATAAAGCCGCTATCGATAGTTTTGTTGCTGGACAACCTGGTTTAAGTAAGCCTGGTGATGTATTGTATAGTTTCTTTAATCAAAATTTACGTGTTGCCGGAGTTAAACAACAATTCGCGCAATGGGCCACAGCTAAGTTAAGTAATACACAAGCACAAAAAGTATTAACTCATCCTGGGCTAGATGCTATTCTAACTGCTGTTGAATTGCTAACGCACGAAAAGATGAAAGTAATCGCTGCATTAAGTAGCGGTACACACGGCGGTATCCGTCAAACTAAACCAGAAGGTTATGTACAAGCGCATCCTGGCGGCAAGTTCAAGAATGACTTGCCTGGACAGTTTGTCAAAACTATTGACCAGGCTAACTGGGCTCCAAGGAAAGACGATGAAGTTGCGTGAATTTCTTAATCGTACTGGTGAAGGTAAAAGTGCTGTAGTAGGCTGGGGCCGCGGTATGGGTCATAAAGGTCATATGATGTTGGCCAGTAGTGTAATTACCCAGGCCGATGAGACTGGTGCAGATCCATATTTTGTGCTAAGTCGCTCTGTTGGTAAAGACGATCCGCTACATCCGGAAGAAAAATTAAATATCTACCGCAAAGTATTTCCTAAACACGGACAAATATTTCACGTGGCTACAGAAGAAATGCCCGACTTAACTCGCGTACTACGCAAGTTAAACGAAATGGGCTACACTGAATGTACAGTTGTAGTAGGTGCCGATCAAGTTAAAGCCTTAAGTTATGTAAAACACTATAACGGTATAGCAAATAAACAAGGCGAGATTCCATTTACATTCGACCGTTTAGATGTTATTGCACGTCAAGAAACAAATGATCCAAGTCGCGGAGAGGAAGGCCCACGTGCTACTCCAATGCGTGATATACTTAAAGATCCTAGTGCTAGCGAAGAACAACGTTTTCAGGCCTGGCGTGATGCTATGAGTCCGGAACTTAGCGATGACGAAGTACGTGAACTAATGCACAAGGCAGGAGAACGTATGGCGGATCCTGCGTTTGGTAAAAAGCCTAAGAAAGAAAAAGTAGCAGCCGAAGGTATGATGGATTTATTATCAAAATCCAAAACTTCAGTTAAAAAGAAAGTAGCTAGCGCAGAAGAAATGCGTAAGTACTTTGAAAAAGAAAAAGCCAAAGAACCACCAAAGCATAAAGAACCCGGCGATGATAAGAATGTTCAAGCGGTACATACAAGACACGCATATGAAAATTCAGTTAAATATGCTAATAAGGTTATACGAGAAATGAGAGCACAAGAATTTACACGTAAAAAATTAGCAGAAGGCGATGTTCCATATGCTGGCAAAGGTGCTGAAAAACTACACCATACGCATATTCAAGCATTAAAGAATGCTATGAGTATTCCTAATATTAGTATGAACAAAGCTAATGGTAGTCCTTATATGCAATATAGATTTGGTATGGCTATGGCTAACCCAGATATGCCACGTGCAGGTGCTATGAGTGGTGATCCATTGATTACAGCATACACTGACGCAGAATTAAAGAAAGTTGAAGATGCAGCTAAATCACTAGGAGCAGGCGCTATTACTCACTTAACAGATGAGTTTAGTAACGAGCCCGATGGTACTAATACTGTTAGTCCAGTAGCAAAACCTAAAACAAATAGATACGGTATATAATGAGAGCAAAAGAATTTATTACAGAGCATACCGGAAAAGCACACCCTCATCACGATTCTGTTCAGCAAGGATATGCTATCGAACGTGATCCCGGCGGTTACTATCCAACGTATCATCAATATCGTACAGGTATGGTTGTAGGTATGATGGACGGTTCAGATAAAAAAATCGATGTTCCACACGAAAGTTGGATGGGGCCTTATTGGACTACTCATCCGTTTACCGAGTTGGAACATAAAATGCTTAAACAGGCTCGTAAGACTATACCTACAGAGCATCATCAAATTAATCCTTGGAGCAAAAGTACTGAGCCAGAAGGCGGTAATAAAATCAGTGCTGTGGCTAAACCTAAGAAGAACAAGTACGGAATTTAAATGGAACATAACAAATATCATCTATCTTTAAAAACAGCATTTGCTAGTGAATTTAGCTTTTATTTGAAGGCACATAATTTTCATTGGAACGTAGAAGGACCTTTGTTTGGTCAACTACACGAACTGTTTGAACGTATCTACTCAGAAGTATATGGAAGTATTGATACATTTGCAGAACATCTTCGCGCACTACAATTATATACTCCAGCTAGTTTACAAAAATTTAGTATGCTAACTACTGTAGATGATGAAAATGAAGTACCAATGTGGAGCGATATGCTACAAGAATTATTAGCAGACAGCGATAAAATGGCAGAAATCTTTCGCATTACATTTGATATGGCAGAAGCAAATGGTGATCACGGACTAAGTAATTTTTTAGCAGATCGTCAAGATGCACATAAGAAGCACAGCTGGATGTTAAGATCGAGTTTAAAATGAAACAATATAAAATAACATCAGCCGATTTGAATCAAGATAGTCCAGACGATTGTTATCTTGCACCTAATGATCCTATACAGGAATTAAAAATTTTGTCAGGTATGGGCGGACTAGGCGGCGAAGCAAGGCTACACGAATACCGTGCAAATCAAGGCAGTAATATTAGTGTTACTGGCAGTGAAAAAGGCCGTATACAACGTGAACAAAATATCCAACCTGGAACTCCTGAATGGTTTAAACTTTGGTTCAGTTTACCAAAATTTATGGAGGGAGAGAAGGCGGTTGGACAGGGTTGGAGAGGAATTAAAAATGAAAATTAAAGAATTAGATGAAAGCTACGGACGTAACAGCCTAACAAATTACTACGATAGCGATGGCAATGATTTGCGTGGTGGTGCTAGCGATGAAGCTAATTTATGGTACAAATACGATCCGCAAGACGGCAGACTTAAACAACGAATGATTGCCGGGCACGAAGAACGTGCTGCAC